GCAGCAGTTGCAGCCGCAAAAGCAGAAGGTAAGATTCATTCACCATCCCGTGTCATGGAAAGTGACGTAGGAAAATGGATGCCGTTAGGAATGGCAGCAGGTATCCGAAAGCATACGAAAGATGTGGAAGATGCTTCTGGAGAGATGGCTAACGCATCAGTAGAAGCTACAGCAACAGCCTTAGGAATCCATTCTCCATCTCGTGTATATAAAGATGCGATTGGTAAGAATATTCCAAAAGGTGTAGCAAAGGGTGTCAGAGAAGGACAGACAGAACTCAATGCAGAAATGAAGCTTTCTGTGAATGAAGCATTATCTGCAGCTAAGAGTGCATCGAAAAAAGGAAATTATTCCGATATTGGAAATAACCTTGTATCTGGAATATCCGAAGCACTCAACACAGCCAAGTCAAGATCATCAGAAACGGTACAAGAGATTATTGATCAGCAGACAAGTAAAGTTTCTTCAAAGCACGATGCAGCAGAGAAAAATCTTCAAGATAAGATCAGTAAGACAAAAAATAAAAAGAAAAAAGCAAAATTAAAAAAACAGCTGAAAAAGTTAAAGAAGCAGAATGCTGCAGAAGAAAAGCAATTAAAAATTGCAGGAGAAAAAACGGCAGCAGCATACAATGATGCATTTGAGAAAGAAGCTGATCGATTAAACAAGATTGCACAGGAAAAGTTACAAGACTTATCTGATGAATATCAGGAAGCGTATAACAACATCAAGAGCAAGATGGACAGTTTAACTGATAAACAGCAATCTTGGGGGAATATCTATAACCTTGATCAGAATATCATGGACATTGAAAAGTATCAAAAGAACTTGAAGTTGCTAGAAAACAAGATTCCTGAGTCTATGATGGAAAAGATTCTTGGAATGGATATTGATGCAGGAAACGCTTATATGGCATGGTTTCAGCATATGTCAGAAGCTGAACAGCAGGCTTACATTAATAAGTGGAATCAGCAACAGAGCATGTCCAAAACATTTTCTGAAAACTTCTTTGGAGATGATCTCGCAAAACTTCAAGCGAATTATGAATCTGAAATGAAAACAGTCACAGATGATCTGCAGAAAGAGATGAAACAGGCAGGAGTTAATATTGCTAAGGGATTAACTGCAGGTATGGAAAGCGAAACCAGAAACCTCAGCAAATCCATGAAGAAAATCTGCCAGAATATTATTAAGACGGCCAAAAAGACACTTAAGATTCATTCTCCATCTCGAGAATTTGCAAAGATTGGTTCCCGTGATATTCAGGGAGCAATCAAAGGACATGAAAAAGAAGCTCCAAATCTGTATAAACAAATGGGAACGATTTCTCAGAACATGGCACAGAAATTTGCGAAAGCGAAGTTGAACGTTCAAGATATTCAGTCAAGGATGCAGGATGCGATTAACCTGCAGATGCAGACGATCACAACAAGGATGCAGCCAGTTGTGCAAACGGATTCAGCTAATGGATCAGAGTCAATAGTTTATACCGGTCCAGAGCGAATAGAAGTGCCACTGATTATAGATGGTCGAGAGGTTACAAGAGTAATCGCCCCTTACATGGATACAGAATTAAGTACAAGAGCAACACGAAAATCAAGAGGAGGTGTATAGTATGCCAGGAACATTAGGAGTCACGATCGGAGAAAAACATACCTTAAAGGATTGGAATCTTGGGTGGACTGCGATCACTCTTGGTTTTCCGGAACCAAAAACATATGAACTGGATATTCAAGGAGCAGATGGAACACTAGATATCACTGAAGCGGTTACTGGCGGAGATGTGAAGTACAAGAATCGTAGTCTTTCCTTAGAATTTGAAACTCCAGACGAAGACTTTTTTGAATGGGGATCTATTGTATCGGACATTGCAAATTACCTGGTTGGTAAGAAAATGAAGATCTTACTCGATACTGATCCATCTTTTTATTACATTGGCCGACTTACGATTGATGTCGAAAAGACAGATCGTATAAATGGAAAGCTTGTAATGTCCGGAGAAGTTGATCCATATAAGTATGAAGTTGCTTCGTCTCTGGAAGATTGGTTATGGGATGATTTTAATTTTGAAACTGATATTATCCGTGAATATGGAGGCATCAAAGTTTCTGGAAAATACGAGCTAAATATTTATGGAAGAAGAAAGAGAGTGATTCCTGTGATCGAATGTGATACACCGATGCAGGTTACATATAACGGGGCCACTTATGATCTTCCAAAGGGCAAAAGTAAAGTGTTCGATATCTGGTTATCAGAAGGGGATAACCTTTTAACGTTTACAGGAAATGGGACAGTATCTGTCGATTATCGAGGAGGTAGTTTATAAATGTATAAGATACTATGTGACGGGAAAACACTGCACGATGTCCGCGATCCGCATTATATGGTGCTTAGCCCTAAGATATCATTAGAGCTAAATAAAACAGGAAATCTTGATTTTGGGATGTTACAAACGCATCCTCACGTTAACGATATCAATAAGTTAAAATCTCGAATCGATGTTTATGAAGATGATGAGCTGTTATTTTCCGGAAGAAGTTTAACGGATGAAAAAGATTTTCAAAACACAGGGCAGATTTCCTGTGAAGGGGAGCTTGCTTTTTTGTTAGATTCAGTACAACGTGCGCATAATTACGGAACCGAAACAACAGAAGCTGGGACAGCCGATACCAATATAGAGGTTTTTAAAAGACTGATTCAAGAGCATAATTCGCAGGTAGAAGAAGAAAAACGATTTGAAATCGGCGTGATCAATATTGAAAGTGTTACGATCTCAAGTTTATCGACAAATTATGAGAAGACCTGGGATTTTATTAATTCCAATTTCTTAGGGAAATACGAAGGGTATCTTCGTGTTCGGCATGATGGAAACATACGGTATCTTGATTATGTAAAGCAGTATGGAAATGTAAGTAATCAGGTGATTCGTTTCGGAGAAAATCTTCTCGATCTGAAGAAATACTCTAAGGCAGAAGACATTAAAACAGCGATTATCCCAGTTGGAAAAGATAACGTGACAATCACAACAGCAAATGGTCATAACGGAACGGATTATGTATATAGCCAGGATGCCGTAGATCTATATGGATGGATCTATGACAAGGTTGATTTCTCTGAGGTATATGATCCAGACAAACTACTGGAAGAAGCAAATAAATATCTGCAGAAGTGCATCAACTTAGCAATCACGATTGAACTTACAGCTGTTGATCTGCATATGATCGACGTTGATATTAACGCAATCAGACTTGGAGATCTTGTTCCTTGCATATCTACACAGCATGGAATCATGAGTACGTTTGGAAATCCAGACACTTATTATCTTGTAAGTAAATATGAATTGGATTTAGAGAACCCAGCAAACAATAAGATTACACTAGGAAGAACAATCAGTACATTGACAGACAAACAAGTGCAATCGTCACAAAATTTAGAAACAAAAATAAATGAAGTTCGTACAGAAATGTACAACATATCAGGGAACGATATGGAACCTATCACAAACGAAACACTAGAAGGATTATTAAATTAAAATAGGAGAAAAAATGGCAGATAAAAATTATTTAGATTCTGATGGGGTATTATATCTGTGGCAGAAGATTAAAGCAAAGATTACGGATGCAGTCAAAAACAAAGTTGATAAAGTCAATGGAAAAGGTTTATCTACGAATGACTACACGACAGCAGAGAAAACAAAACTTGCAGGGATCGTGGATGGTGCAAATAAATATGTCCATCCTACATCTTCTGGTAACAAGCATATTCCAAGTGGTGGAAGTTCTGGACAGATTCTAAGATGGGGAGCAGATGGTACAGCTGTTTGGGGCTCTGATAATAATACAACTTATGCAGATGCTACTCAGTCAACACACGGACTTATGAGCACGATAGATAAGAAGAAACTAGATGCATATCCAACGTATTCATCTATCCAGAGTACATATGCTACAAAATCAGAAATCACAAACATGTACAAGTATTGCGGTTCTGCCGCATCTGCAGACAAATTGCCGACAACAGGACAACGTGTTGGCGATGTTTATAACATCGAAACTGCTAGTACATACGGCGGTGCTGGTATGAATGTAGCATGGAATGGCAGTGCATGGGATCCATTAGGCGAAATTTTTAGTATATCAACGATCGCAAATACCTGGATGGATACAAATCTTACATAAAGGCAGGTGCTTGATATGGCAAATTACTTAGATGAAACAGGATTGTTAAAACTTTGGAGTAAGATTAAATCTTACGCAGCAAAGCAGATAGATATGAATAAAGCAATCGTAAACATATCCGCTAGTGGTACAACATTAACTGTCACAAAAGCAGATGGAACAACAAAATATGTAACAGCGGAATTAGTAAAAGGGCAGATGATTTATTGCTGCAGTAACAGCGAAGATCAGATTTATTGCTGTTAAATGGAAGGAGATAAAAATGGCATACACAAAGAAAACATGGGTAAAAGGAAGCACACCGCTTAGTGCGGAAAATTTTAATCATATGGAACAAGGGATTGCTGATGCACACACAGAAATTACGCAGCTAAATTCTGAGATAGCAGGATCAAAACAATG